GACCCCACCAAAGAGCCATTTTTCGGCCGGCGTCATGACGCTAAAGAGACCCTTCGGAGATGTACCTGCCATAATTACGACCCTCGGTTAGTGCGGTATTTACGGCCCACCTAAATACTGGAGAGCATCAGGGTCTAGTATGAACGAAGCCACAAGAGAACAGTTTTTCCGCGAAGTTTACGTGCTTCTGGGCGGAACCAGCATCGAGGTAGAACTCGAAGACGAGGACTATCAGGTCGGTCTGGACGCGGCGATATCAATGTATCGAGCCCGCTCGGCCAGGTGTGCGGAGTTCGGGTGGCTATTCCTTAACGCTCAACCTGGTGAGCAGATTTACACGCTTCCTGCCGATATCGACAACGTGGTTCAGTTGCGACGCACTCGCACCGGTATCATCGTCGGTGAGGCATTTGAACCGTTCTCCGCTGCGTTTCTTCAGAATACACTGGGTCACGTCGGAGGGGTTCAGCAGGGGTCATATAGCCTCTTCACTTTCGAGATGGTCGCTCAGTACCAGGAGCTCATCGGACGTCTATTCGGGGAGTTCATCCGTTTTCGTTTTGAGCCGTACAATCACCAACTCAGGATCATGATGATCCCGAAGATCGAGGAGATCATCGGCGTCGAGTGTAGTCGTCTGAAGTCAGCCGATGAACTCATGCGCGATCGCTTCTCGTATCGATGGCTCCGGGACTGGACCATCGCCGAGGTCAAAGGGATTCTCGCCGAGAAGTACACTAAGTTCCAAACGGCGCCGGGCCCGCAGGGTGGTACCGTGCTCAAGGGCGGTGATCTGCGATCCGAGTCGACTCAGGAGAAAGAGGCGCTCGAACTCGAACTGCTCGACTTCGGCGACGGCGGCGATCCTCCGTTCCCGCTGATCGGGTGACGCATGACCAACAATCCGAAATTCAGACCGACTAAACCGATCTCACTCTTCAAGGACGGCCTGGGTCGCCCAAACAAGGACTCTGAGTTCTTCAGTGGGATCGTTCGTGAGAACGTCCAGTTTGGTGGCGCGACCGTCTACGTGTGGCTCTACGAGGGCACGTTCGATCAGGTGAGAGAAGACGGTACTCGCGATACGATCCTCGACGAGGGTCTGGTCGACGGTCTTCAGGACTCGATTCTGGGGGAGAACCGTGATCGTAAGTACTCCGACGACTCCTACAAGATGGTGGGAGCGTACACCGTGTCTCAACACGCTCTCGATTTCGCCCGCTTCGGTGTCATGCTCTCCGACGACGTGATCCAGATGGAGTTCCACAAGCGCGAGATGGAGCGGATTCTCGGCCGGCGCCTGATCCCTGGAGACGTTCTGGAGTTTCCACATCTCCGTGACGTCGGCATCGACGGTCGTGTGATGAATCGCTTCTACAAAGTTAGTAGCATCGTCAAATCGCCGACTGGTTACGACGCGACATACGAGTGGCACCTGATGGCTGTCACCATGACTCCCATACAGGACGCCCAGGAGTTCATCGATCTCATGGAGCGTGAGATCCCCGAGGGTGGGAACCTTCGTGATATGATCTCGAACAGAGAGCGCATGATGGAGATCACCGCCGCGTCCCAGGAAGCGGCGATCGAACACGCGTACACCACGTGGTTCGACACGACGGCTCTCTACATCGATAAAGACAGCCAGGTACCGTACCGGTGGTTCGACGACGGGGAGCCGCCGAACGGGGAACCGGTATCGAAGGTCTCGGCGTTCCCACCTGACCCAGACGACGGCGACTATGTTCTTCGCGTCGACTTCTATCCGAATCGCCTCTTCCGCTATCAGGGTGGCATCTGGCTCCTGAAAGAGGTCGACCGCAAGCGCGAGTGGGGAACATATAACTGGACGGCGAAACTTCGCGAGTTCGCCTCCGATCAGAGTGAGGATGACGAGTTGAGACCGTGGGAGCTCAAGTCTATCCACGACGTGGCCACGCCGCGACACGACCGTAGCGATCCGTCGCCCGGCCCAGAGGATCCCGTGGAGTACGTTCCGCCGCCCGAGGTTGGCGCCTGGGACAACATGATCGTGGTGGACTCACCCAACGCGAGCGAGGATGATATCGTGACGACAAGAACAGTTACACTGACAGCGAACACGGGAGCCCCCATCGACGTGAGCGCGGATTATCTCAACGCGACCACGGGTCTCTACCAGTTCTTCTATGTTCAGTACACACTCACGAGGGGCGCGGCGTCCGAGATGGGTGAGCTCATGATCGCTGACGACGGGACGAACACGGAGTTCAATCACCAGTACGCGTCACTGAGTGGGGACGTCGGTCTGACGTTCTCCGTCACCCACAGCGGTGGAATTCGTCACCTTCAATACATCAGCACGGCCGGAGCGGACATCACGATGAGTTTCCGCGTCGTGTCCAAGTGGTGAGTTGATCTTACCAGCACATGTAGCGGATGTTGGTGTTCTCGCCCTCCAGGCGCGTCGTCCACACGAAGTTTTTGAACTCCGTAAGACCAAGGCCCTCGACGATCTCCTCGTCACTCATTCGCATGAGTTCGTCAAAGGCGCTGATGCGTCGCGCCTTCCCGGCTTTCTGATCCGGGTGTTCGAGACTGACTGAGTCCGGGTGAATCTCAATGCCCTGGTTTCGCAGGGCACTCTCGATGCGACAGACCGCTCCCTGAATGATGGTTCTTTGGCTCATGAGTTGTCTCCTCTCTCTTGGATAACTACGAGTATGGCAGAACTTAAAATCAGGCGCAAGCCGTACTTCTACGACGCCCAGCGCAAGCGGATCATCGTGCAGATACTCTCGTGCTTCGCGGGTTACACCGTGAGGTCCGGCGTTCAACGCGACGGGAAGCACCGTCAGATGGATGTGCCCATCATGTACGGGGACTACTCTCGTATGGGCGCGTACGTGGTCAACGGAGGGAACGAGAACGTCGTCCAAGCTCTCCCCATCATGAGCGTCTCCATCACTGGTGAGCAGCAGGATCCCGTCCACCGCCGTTCTCCCCAGCACTACGAGACGCAGTACTACGCCGAGAGAGCCGTCGACAATGACGAGATGGGAACCGCCAAGGGGGATGAGAAGATCGTCCAGCGGTACATGCCCGTGCCATACATCATGAACTTCGACGTGATGATATGGGCCTCGAACAACGATCAGGGCTTTCAACTCACCGAGCAGATCATGACCCAGTTCAACCCGGAGCAGGACATTCAACTGTCCAATAGCCCGGCCGACTGGACCTTCATGTCCATTCTGACGTTCGACGGGACGATTCAGGCTGGCCGGGTGGCTCTCGACGTTGGCTCTGGTACCGGAGACGACCCGATCTACACCTGGACCATGGGTTTCACCCTCCAGCCGGTCTATTTCAACCCGCCGGCCAAGGTCTACGACGCCAAGAAGATCGAGACGGTCCACGTTCCTATTCTCGATCTGAACGATCCCATCGATTTCGACACGATGGACGAGATCGACACGCTAGTCATCACTAGCGCGGAATAACTGCCCAAAAACCCCTGGTGTCCGCCTCAACCGTAAATAACGCGGAACCATTTTAGAGGCTGAGCGACATGGCCGCACCTAACGTCAACATTCTGATCCAGGACGACTCGATTTACGCGGAAACGACCCCGAATTCGATTCCGCTGTTTATCCTGGCGACCCGAGCTAATAAGACCCTCCCGACAGGAACCGGGGTCGCTGCGGGCACCGCCGAATCCGGCGTCCTGAGACTGGTAACCTCGCAGCGCGAGGTACTGCAACTTCTGGGGAACCCGACCTTTGTATCCTCCTCCGGCGATCCGGTTCAGGGACACGAGGCGAACGAGTACGGTCTCCACGCACTGTGGTCGTACATGGGCACGGCGTCTCGCGCCTACTATGTCCGTGCCGACTTCGACCTGAACGGTATCCTGCCGACCACGACCGAGCCTCTGGGCAACCCGGCCGACGGTCTGTACTGGATCGACTCCGACGAGGTGGTCGGTGGCGTCTACCGTCGTAACGCCGCGGACAGCGCCTGGGAGCTTCAGAACTTCTCGGTCTACCTCTCCGCTCCTGGCGGTGGTGACGGTGCTGACGGCGACGTCGCGATGGATTACTCCGACGCCGACGGCACGTTCAAGATCAAGAACACGGCCGGCACGTGGGTCACTGTTGGTTCCACTGACCTGACGGCCACCTCCATTGACTCTCGCACGGCCACCAACGACGACTTCTGGATCTCCGACAGCGCCCCGACCGGCGCCGGCGCCAACGACTACTGGCTGAAGACCGCTGGTTCTGGTGGTCTCGATCTGACACTCACGGTTTACAGCGCATCCGACGACACATTCCAGACGGTCACGCCGACGCACTCCGTTACTGCCCCGTCTTCGCCCGCGACCAACGACGTGTGGCACGACCTCTCGTCGGTCAACACCGACGGCACGAAGCCGATCGCTTACTGGAACGGCACCGCTTGGACCGAACTCGCGTTCGGCACCACGGCTAACACTCTGGCTGTTCAGTCCGCTGAGCCTTCCACCGATCCCTCCGACGGTGATCTGTGGTACGACGCGACGACTGACTTCGCCATGTACCAGGAGTCCTCGGACGCGTGGGTCCCGATCACGACCACGACCAACGCGAACCCCTCCGCTGTCCAGAAGGTCATCAGTGCCTCGGCACCGACTTCTCCGGCTTCGGGCGCGATCTGGATCGATCTGAGCGGCAGCAACGCCGACAACTACCCGATCGTCAAGCGCTGGAACGGAACGGCGTGGGAAGACATCACTGAGTCGGTTCTGATCGACGACACGTTCCGTACGCCGTCGGCGGTGCTCAACGGTACCTACTGGATCAACACGGGCGACCCCAGCACGACGAACATCGTCAAGCAGTGGGACGACACCTACGAGGCTCCGATCGTCAATGGCGCGGGCACCGCGCTTGAGACATTCGTTCTCGCGACCAACCGTCGCTGGAAGCCGATCACCGGTGACGACTTCGGTCGTCGTTCGCAGCGCGAGGCGGTCGTCACGGAGCTCCAAGCCTCGATCGCCTCTAACGAGGAGATCCGCTCGGAAGCGTTCTACTACCAACTGATTGCTGCTCCCGGTTACCCGGAACTCTATGACGACATGATCACGCTCAACACCGATATCGGTGAGACGGCGTTCATCGTCGCCGACGTCCCGGCTCGCATGATCGCCTCCGGTGTCCCCACCGGAACCGAGATCACCGCGACCACGTGGAAGAACAACCTCAACACCGCGGTGACGATGGGCGAGGACGGCTTCACGGCCTCTGGCTATGCCTACGCCGCCATG